CTTACCCCACAAAGCGCGCCAAAATAGGCGCGTTCCACTGACCCCGGTTAGAAACCGGGCTCAGCGGCCAGCCCAAACGATAGGGCAAAGGAAGAAAGGTTTTACCTTATCTCCAGGTACCCATATTTCGCCATGAGGCGATGTACATGGAACCTATCGTATGTTCGACCTCATCACGAAACGGCAAGCGGTTACCGTTTCTGCCAGGGGTGTGAACCCCAGCTGTGATGAGAGACCTATCAGTACTTTCGTACCGAACGGGTCTCGAGAGGATGACTTCTGTGAGCCAACCCTCCCAACCGAATCCAGCCCTGCTCGGATGGGCCTCGTCGAGGTCGCGAATTAACGCGACATCGCCGTAGCCATCCGAAACGGAGAGGACTCTAAACTGTCGAGGGACCATTGAGACAGCGAATTGATAAGCGGCTTTTAGGCGCGAATCAAGGCCCTGATAATCTGCCCACGTGTGGGCAAGACGTTTCAGGGAGTTAGCTATCTTGATCCAGGACAGAAAGTTATCTGGTATCTCTTTGAGATACGCAGGTCGAACAAGGCCACCTCGCAGAAAATCTTTTCCGCAGGACTCCCGAAAGGGTCCATGCGAATAGGACTTCTCGAGGTTCACGGTGAATCCGCAAAGTGTCAGGTACTGGACAACCTCATCATACACCCCGGAAGGGCATACGATGTCGTCTCCATAAGCCGTACACCAGAACGAATTGTAACCGTTGACACTGGCCACCGCGGAACTGAGTGCCCAAAAGATCAGGGACTCAAGCTCGAACGTGAAGCCGTTTCCCATGCTCGAAAACTTATTGTAGGGTTCATAACGCCCTACAGGAAAGAATCCGAACTGAGAACGGCACATGTTCAAGGCAGCGAACCAATCGTCCGGGAGTAACCCCTGAACCAGGCGAGTAGCCAGGGTATCAGAGGCGCGCTCGAGGTCGATTGTAGACAGGGAATCATCAATCGAACCTAATCGGGCCAAGGCCTGATTATTCTCCTGAGTATCCAAGTCCAGACCGGCACTTTTGAGCCTCTCACGAATGAGAGTCCCGATGCCGAGCTGAGCCCAAATATTCAGAGTGGGTTCGATGGCGATTCCGCGATCTGTCTTCGCGTTCTTTGGAACGAACGTCACGCGATTACCTGGTACGACAACCGGCAGAGGGGTAACCCATGCCGGATAGTCGACGCCTGTCAGGAGACAGGCCCAGGAGGGTGAGCTGGAAACCAGTGACACACCCATTTTCGCAAAGGACGGGGTAACTTCCGGCTTTGAGCCGTACTTGTTCGAGTCATGAAGCCTTGTGCCTTTGCACGAAGACGTCACACCAGGGCCGAAGCGTCCTCTCTCGAGGACGGCCCTCCAATCGAACTTCCCTAACACCCTGAAGACCATCTTCCTAGCTTCCGCCAGGATACGATCTTCGGAGAAAGGCGGCACGTTATACGGCCTGCCTCTTCCTAGGTTATAGAGTCGTTCGTTGGTTGCACTGCATTCGAACTCACTCTGTTCGAACGCCTTTACCGCAACAGACCTTGGATTTCCCCAGGTAAAACCTGGGTACTTACTAAGGTAATCGCGTTGTAGGCGCTCCCACCGATAGAGCTCGATGCTGTCCAGGTTGAGGCTCCCTTTCGCAAGGGGGCCGCTGAAAATCCCTTGCGGGATCTCCAGCAGCATGGCTAGATTGGCCACAGCCTCAGCTGTCTGCGTCCGGGTCAGACGGGGAACGTTTCGGAACCACCTTCTCGGTGGCCCCTTTCGGACCCCTTTGAGAGCTTTGCTTCTCATCTGAACTATGTCCTTTCAAGATGTTAACTAAGGCGCGCCCGAGGAGTCTTGCGACAGCCTGAGCAAGAAGGGTCACCAGCAACGAGTCGAGTTTCACTGCTATCCTCCTCTCGGTCACCCGAAAAAGGAGGACGGCAGCGATTCCCAACCCGGAAGCGGGTGGCGGACCTTTCGATCCGCAAGTCCCAGCTCATGAAGTGCAAGAATCAATCCGGGTTCGCAATAGCACACTTGAACCCGCAACACCACCTGCATGACTTCAAAAGTCATCCTCGAATGTATCCACGCTTTGTCCGCGGCCGGCTCGACGAAGGCGGAGGCTGCTTGGCGTAAGCCAATCAAGTCCCCGTCTCCCATCAGAGCAAAGCCGCGTCCATCGTGTGGCACATCCTGAAGATGGCCTCTGAGTCCGCGGATGGTCCACAAGTAGTCCACGAGTGGACCCTCGCATGCCTCGATGGCCATACGCGTACGAATCGAAGCAAGGCTCCAGTTAAGGGGCTTAGCTTGGACAGAAGGCGCGCAGACCGCTTGACGGATCTTTCCGGATCCTTTGAGAGCCCGAAGGTTCTCAATGTCGAGCAAGAAGGCGAACGATCGAAGTCCTTTGATCGTGAGCTTGACCAAGGCTACTGGGTATGCCTGAGACATGATATTTCCTTTTGGAAGTTGAGTTACTTGTGCGGCGACTTACGTCGTCGGTTCGAGATCCTGCACTGCGCTTGTGAGCACAGCGTTTGCCAGGAAGTTGCGGTGGATCGCCAGCTGGTCCTTACGCGCCTGCAGCGTGGAACGTTCCGGAATCGTGAACGTTGTCATGCTGACAGGATTGTAGGAAATCAGCGGCGCCGGTGCGACGCCGGACACGGTGCTGTTGGTGGTGTTTTCGAGCACCGGCACCGAGGACTTCGCGGTCACCACGTAGTTCTTACGCGACTTACCATCGGGTTCTTTGAAGGCCAATGAGACCTTCCAGAAACCGACGGCAGCCGCCTGAGAACGGTCAACCCACGAGGCGAGAATGCCTGCGAGGGAATCAGACCAGCCCGCACCGTTCGTGTAGAACGTGTGAGCCACCGGGGTGCCTTGACCATCGTTGATGGTCAGATTGGCTTGAGAGCCCATGAGAAACTCCTTTGGAGTCGATTGCGTTCACGGATCTTACCGGATAACCGGCTTAGATTTTGTGAACAGTTGGGTTAGCAAGGCGATACCACTAGTGATTCGCGATGCGCCAAGTTGTGGTCGGAAGCTAGGGAATTCCTGATAAGGGAACCCCCCGAGCAACGTCCGGGTCTTGGAGTAGCTTTCGAACGTGGTTTGCATGTTCGACTGCAACTCCGTGGTTTGTCCATTGCTGGGCATCCACAAGAACCGGGTTGCGCCCGTCGACGATCTGGATATCGTTTTCGAGCCCCTCAAGAATGTAAGTCCCCGCGCATACTCTTGTTGTTTAAGGTAATTCCCTACGGGAATGAACCAGTCGACAACAAACGAGTAAGGCAGGAGCTCCCATGCAAGAAGGGCAGGATTCGTAATTCCAGTCGAAGCAAGTGATGCAAGCATCCCTTGGTCCTCGACGACCTCGAGGACAAATCGGCAGCGGTCTTTGCGTTTCACCGTAGCCAGTTCGACATACGTGTTAGATCCAGACGGCGGGGTGACCTGTCGAAGTGGAACGTCGTAAACGACGTCTTCTTCTGAGGCGCTCGCCGTGAATTTACACGGTTTAGAACTAGCTGCGGCGTTGGCAACGGCCTCGGCCGATCCGTAAATATCCTGCAGTAACGGCTTCCAGCCATATTGCAGTTCGAGCCAGTAGTTTGAGAGATTCGAAGCCGTGGACTTCCATCGGGAAGGGTTTCCCTTAGGTTTTCCATAACGACGTAGCTCTCTAATTGCTGAATCGAAGTCACCTTTCTTGACGGCGTGGGCCACAACGATAATCTGTTGAAGCCTTTTCGCAATCAAGTTAGCGGTTTGCTTTCGCTCACCGTAAGCCTGCGCCAAGTTAACGGACATACTGGCTACCTGGCCTTGCAGCCGGGACAAGGACTTCTGCTCTGCCCCAAGATCAAATAAATTGATCGTGGAGTTAGCAGGGTCCAAGTAAGCCGAGTTCGTACCAAACGAGGGCAGATTATTGTGACAGTAACCTTCATGGTAGACATTATACCCACCAAACAGTTGCACGCGACAGCCTAACACGCCAAACTTATACGTCCGGGTTTTCCGAACATACGAGAATGGATGCCAAGGCAGCTCGTACTTCCGCTGGTAGGTAGTCATAGATCGGAAATTCGGTGTATTAACCGAGCTGTACGATCCAGATGCGGCAAAAGTCCACCCCGCCGGTCGAGTATTGAAATTCGGGTTCCACAAGTATGCGGGACCTGTCTTATCATTACCCGCCGACGGAGGCTTAATCATGCTGCACCTGCCTGAAGTCGATACCGAGCCGTCCCT